GGGAGCTCCCTGTGAAGGAAAACGACCATGCGATGGATGACATCCGATATTTTGTGATGGGACAGTTTGGGGCAAGAAAGGAGGGCTTTTTTGCGTTGTCACAGCAAAGAAATGAGAGCAAGAGGAGGTAGAGAGGATGTCCTGGGGATTGGGTAGGAGAGAGAAAAAGAAGAAGGATTGCCCGCCGGTGCAGTTTTGTGCGCAGAGCGTGCAATCGGGGTTATTGGAAAGCCGGATGGCGCAGGGACTGGGCAGCGAGGCACAGCGCAGGCTGTTTGAGCAGATCCGGCAGGCGGTGCCGCTGGTGGATGCAGCCATCGGGAAAATCATTCGTCTGGTGGGGGATTTTGAACTGGAATGCTCCAACCGGCAGGCGCAGGAGGAGCTGAGGCGATGGTGCAGTCAGGTGCCGGTGGGCGCAGGAGGAAGCGGACTGCGGCAGTTTCTGCATAGCTATCTGGACGACCTGCTGACCTACGGCAATGCGGTGGGGGAGATGGTGCCCTTCTGTGAAGGGGAGGGAATCGCAGCGCTGTACAATGTGCCGCTGGAAAACATCCTGATTCGACAGGGGGAGAATCCGCTGGATGTGAAGCTGTTTGCCAACAGTCGGATGGGGGAAGCGGTGGAGCTTGCCCATCCCGAGCGGGTGCTGTACACAGCGCTGAACCCAAAGGCGGGGAGCGTGCAGGGCAGGTCGCTGCTGGAGGGGCTGCCGTTTGTTTCCTCGGTGCTGCTGAACATCTATCAGGCAATCGGGCAGAACTTTGAGCGGATGGGAAACCTTCGCTTTGCGGTGACCTACAAGCCGCAAGGCGGGGTGGACGGAGCGTATGCCAGAGAGATTGCGCAGCAGATGGCAAGTCAGTGGGCGGACACCATGCGGGAGAGCGGTCAGGTCAAGGATTTTGTGGCGGTGGGCGATGTGGACATCAAGGTTATCGGCGCAGACAATCAGGCGTTGGACACGCAGGTTCCGGTGCGGCAGATGCTCGAGCAGATCGTTGCAAAGCTAGGACTACCGCCGTTTATTCTGGGACTGAGCTGGTCTACCACCGAGCGGATGAGCCAGCAGCAGTCGGAAATTTTGGCAAGCGAGCTGGAAAGTTATCGTGCACTGCTGACACCGGTGATCCTGCGCATTTGCAGGTATCATCTGGAGCAGACGGGACTGGGCGGAAAGGTGCAGGTGAAGTGGAAGCATATCAGCATTGCCGACGAGGTGGAGCAGGCAAGAGCCAAACTGCTGGATATGCAGGCAAAAGAGATCGAGGCAAAAATCAACCAAAGGGACAGACAGCAGGAGGGGGAGCAAGATGAAGTGTGAAAAGAAAGGGAACCTGGTCAATCGTCAGGTGACGGTCGGGCAGGAGGATCTGGAGCAGATCAACCGGCTGACCAGAAGGGAATTTAGCCAGGAGGAGCTGTACTGCTTTCGGGTGGTGTTGTGCGACAATGATGTGGACCGACAGATGGAGCGGTTTGATGAGGAGACGCTGGAGCAGCTGGCGAGGATGTTTGTGGGGAAAACGGGAATCTGCGACCATCAGCCAAAGACAGCCAACCAGCTGGCAAGAATCTATCAGGCGCAGGTGGAGTATTTCCCGGGAAAAACCAATCTACTGGGAGAACCGTACTGCGCGGTGGTGGCAAAAGCGTACATGGTGCGCACCGAATCCAACCGCGATCTGATTCTGGAAATTGAGGCGGGCATCAAGAAGGAGGTCAGCGTGGGGTGCAGCATCAGGGAAAGCAGATGCTCCATCTGCCAGAGCGAGCGGACGTTGCAGGATTGCGGACATCGAAAGGGGGAATGGTATGAAGGAAGGCTGTGCCACACCGTTCTGCACGGGGCAGAGGATGCCTACGAATGGTCGTTTGTTGCGGTGCCTGCGCAGCGTCAGGCGGGTGTAGTGAAGGAAAGCCGTCTGGAGAGCCAGCAGAGGACGGTGCAGAAACTGTGGCAGGCAGGCGAAGAGGGCAGTGGGCTGTGGATGGATCGAGAGGAAGCCTGCCAGATGAAGCGGATGATGAAAAATCTGATGGAGGACTGCGAGGATGCCAGAAGGATGGCACGAAAGGAGCTGCTGCAAAAGGCAGCAGGGGAGCAGATGGACGAGCGTGCCAGCGAGGAACTATGGGAGGTGCTGGAGCTGCTTTCCATCCGCCAGATGAAGGCGCTGGGAAAGCTGATCGACAACCGACAGACAATGGAGCAGCCGCAGCTGGCGGGCAGAAGAGCGCAGAGCGGCAGGACAGAGGACGGATTTGTCATTTAGAGAGGATGGTAGAAGGATGAAGGGTGTAAGCTTACAGGGATATAACAGCAAATATGTGACCATGCTGGTCAAGGGGGAGCTGAAAGCAGGGGACCTGGTGGCAATGGGCGGCAACAACACAGTAGAGAAGGCGGTCAACAAACGATTTGTGGGTGTTGCGCACGCAATCCGAGATGGGTATGCGCTGGTGCAGACAGGCGGATTTGCGGTGCTGGGCTACTCGGGGAATGCGCCTGCGGTGGGATTTGCCAAGATGCAGGCGGATGCCAACGCGGATGCGGTGCTGAACGAAGGCGGCGGCGAGGTGCTGGTGACCGAGGTGGATACGGTCAACAAAAGCGTCGGTATCCTGTTTTAGAAGCAGAAAAAATCAGAGATTTGCAAAAGGAGTTTTTAAGATGAAGTATAACTATCAGAATATCGCGATTTCCAAGGATTTTTACAAGAGCGGGGAGGGCTTTTCCAAATGTCTGGAGCGCCTGGACCCTTCCGAGCAGTACAGGGGCACCGAGCTTGCCGGTTACGATGCGTTCCAGCGACAGCTCAAGCGATTTGACATCAAGGTGTCCGGTCAGGACAGCGACCGTTTACAGAAATTTTTTGCGACCTCGGACAGCGCAGCCCTCTTTCCTGAGTATGTAGCAAGAGCGGTCAAGCAGGGTGTGGACGGCAATCACATCCTGGAGGAAATCTGTGCGGCGCAGACCCAGATCGAAGGGATGGACTACCGCGCTATTGCCTCCGACCCGGATTGGGAGAGCCAGAAGCCATCGGTGGTGGAGGAGGGCGGATTTATCCCGGAAACCTCTATCCGACTCAAGGAAAGCCTGATCCGACTGAAAAAGCGCGGCAGAATGATGGTGGCTTCCTATGAGGCGATCAAGTTTCAGCGACTGGACCTGTTCACGGTGGCACTCAAGCAGATTGGCTCCTGCATCGGCAGGGCGCAGCTGGAGGATGCGGTGGATGTGTTGATCAACGGCGACGGCAACAGCAATCCGGCGGAGAAGGTGAAGCTGGCGCAGAGTGACAAGCTGACCTATCAGGACCTGCTGAACCTGTGGGGAAGCTTTGGGGAATATCAGATGAATGTGATGCTGGCATCCCACGATATGATGCTCAAGCTGTTGCAGGTGCCGGAGTTACAGGACCCGAAGACAGGACTGAACTTCCAGGCGACCGGCTGCCTTTCCACTCCGCTGGGTGCAAAGCTGTTTGTTTCTTCGGCGGTGCCAAAGGGAACCATCATCGGTCTGGACAGACGATATGCGCTGGAGATGGTGCAGGCAGGCGGCATCAATGTGGAATATGACAAGCTGATCGACTGCCAGATGGAACGAGCAGCGGTGACCTCCATTGCGGGATTTTCCAAAATCTTCCCGGATGCGGTCAAGGTGCTGGCATAACGGAGAGAAGCGATGGATGAAAAGCAGTTGATGAAGGATTTTTGTCTGGTCAGCGGACTGGATGAACAGCAAGCAGAGGGCTGGAAGCCGCTGGTGCTGGGCTGCTGGAAAGAGCTGTGCAGGCGGCTGCGCCCGGCGGTGCAGCCGCAGGAGCACAGGGAGCGGCTCAGCCTTGCCTGTGCAGCGCTGGCACACTACCGTTTGCAGAGGATGCAGGGAGAGGTGTACAGCGGCATCAAGGTGGGGGACATCTCGCTGACAGCGGGCAGCGGACAGCAGTCGGAGGCGATGGTGCTGGAGATGGTGGGCGACCTGCTGGACAGCGCCGGCGTTTGTGTGCAGGGGGTGGACGTATGCAGCCGGAACAGATGATCGCTTCTGCCATCGAGCGCTGCGGATGCAGTCTGGAATTTTTGCAGGCAGAAGGAAGTGTGGTTTTAAAAGCATACCTAAATCCCCTGCGGGAGAGGGCGGCAAGGACCGAAGGAGGCGCTTCGGGAATGGTGCGGCAGGGACGATGGCTGCTGCTGGCACCCTGTGAGGAGCAGCTGGTGAGAGAAGGAGCGCAGTTTGTGCGCAGGTGTGTGGGTAAAGCCGAAGAGAAGTTTATTTTGGAGCGGGTGGAGAAGGTTTGCTGGAACGGAAAGCCGGTCTACCTGTGGGGACTGGCGGTGCCGGTTCAGGAGGGAAGAGGATGAACGAGTTTTCGCAGATGATCGAGCTGGTCAAGCAGGAACTGCTGCGCGGCGATGCGCAAATGGAGGTGCTGGGGGCATACCCGCAGCAGCTTCGAGCCAGACCGCAAAGACAGAAGCTGGCGGTGGTGGCAATCCAGAAGGTACTGATGCAGCCGCTGGGGATGCAGAGCTTTTACGGAGAAGAGGATCAGCCGCTGGGCAGGCAGGCGCAGGTCTGGATGAAAATTAGCTTCTGCTGTCCGAGCGGGGAGGAGTGCTGGCGGCTGTGGGAAAGGTGTGCGCAGCGACTGTTGTTCTCCGATAAGCTGGGAGCCGAGCAGATCGAGTGCGGCGAAGCGGTGTGGCAGAAAGACTGGGGAGGCGTGGTGCTGCCGGTGAAGCTGTGCTGTAAATTCTTAATCAGCGGCAGCACAGGAGAAGCGTCCCAGCCGATACCGGAGCAGGTGCGCGTGGTCAGAAAAGGGGTGTAGGAATGAGCAGGAGTTATCGTCCGGGGGTGTACTCGGAGTATGATGTCATCAGCCGCAGGAGGGTGATGCAGGACCGGTATGCTTTTTACTGTGGAGCAGCCAAGGTTCGAGAAGGGAAAAGCCTGCCTGCGGGCGGCGTGGTGCAGCTGAAAAGTTTGGGGCAGCTGGAGGAGTTTTTTGAACCGCAGGGTGCCGGAAAGGAATTTTGCAGGGTGTGCAGGATGCTGCTGAATGTCGGTGTGAGCGGAGTCTATGCGGTGCCGCTGACGGTGGACGGCAGTCAGGCAGGAGAGGAGCTGTATGAGGGCGCGCTGCGCAAGCTGTGCGAAATCAAACGAGGTGGGGTCATCCTGTGCGACAGCACAAAGCCGGAGGTTTTGCACAAGCTAAAGGAGCAGGTGGAGCTGGCTTCGCAGAATGAGCGGGAGCGGCTGGCGGTCGGCTGTGTTGCAAAGGAGCAGGCGGCGCAGACAGCAAAATCACTCAACTGTGAACGGATGGTGCTCTGCTGCCAGAAAGCAGGGATGAAGGAGGAATCCCTGACTGTCTGTGCAGCGGCGGTGGCAGCGATGCTGGCGGTGGGGGAAGCGATGGACAGTTACCACTCCCGACCGCTGGAGGGCATCGAACAGCTGGAACCATTGAGCGAGCAGGAGATCGAAACGCTGCTGGGAGACGGTGTGACGGTGCTGGAGATGGCAGACGGGCAGGCAGAATGTATCCGCTGTGTGACCACCCGTACCCGCACCGGAAACGAGGAGGACAGGACCTTTAGCTCGGTGAACGTGGTGATGATGATTGATGAAATCATCCGCGCGGTGCGGGAACGACTGTCCGAGATGCTCAAGGGCAAGCGGGTGGGATTTTCGCAGGACAGCGTGGTTTCACAGGCGGCGGTGGTGCTGGACGAAAAGAAGCAGCAGGGGCTGATCACCTCCTTTGAGCCGCCGGTCGCCTATGTGCAGAAGGAGGACCCTTCGGTGTGCGTGGTGGAGCTGGAGTTTGATCTGGCAGCGGTGTTCAGCCGTATTTATCTGACGGCGCATATCTCGATTTAAGGAGGGAAGAGGATGGCGTTAGTTTCAATTCCGACCAGTGCGGATATTTACATCGAGGTCAACGGCACCAAGGTTGCAGCGGCGCAGAGTTACCGGGTGAAATCCTCCCGCCAGAGCCGGTATGTGGAGGCGTTTGGAAGCAGTGAGCCGGTCGGCACGGTGGGCGGTCGGGTGCAGCACTGGATCGAGCTGTCCCGCGTCTGCCTGTGCCGGGCGCAAGGGGTGGACTTTTATGAGCTGAGCGGATTTAACCTGGTAATCGTGCAGCCGGACTGCAAAATCATCTATTCGGGGTGCGAGTGGTCGGACATCACCCAGTCGGCGTCGGTGGGAGAGGTCGTTTTGGAGAAGGTGAGTCTGGTTGCCAGCAGACGGATCAAGATATAGGAGGACAGGGATGAAGGTGTGCAGATTGAGCGCGGCACAGGAGGTGCAGCTAGGGCAGGAGGCAGGTCGGGCATTTGCGTTTTTGTGCGGGCTTGCCGATGAAGGGATGGACCAGGCGCGCAGAGAACAGCTGTGGGCAGTGGCAAACAATGCCGCCCTGCTGCGTTTTTCGCTGAAGGAGGGGGAATATCCGGTGTTTGACAGCGCGGTGGAGCTGCTGCACCGGATGGAGCTGGGACAGATTGCCCGACTGGCACAGCAGTATCAGCAGCGATTTGAGGAGAGAGCATGATGCCGGAAGAAAAGATGCAGGAAAATCTGAATGTGTTTTTGCGCAGCAGCTTTTTTGTGCCGCTTTTAAAGAGGATGACAGGACAGAAAGATGAGCTGCCGGACGAAGGAGCAGGAAAGTATCAGGAAATTTCCCGGGAAATGCAGCGGGAAGAGGAGAAAAAACAGGAGCAGGACCCCAAAGCGCAGCCGCAGGAGGAAGCGCAGCCACAGGTGAGCTACCGCGAGGAGCGGCAGGTTGTGGAGCAGGTGTGGGAGCAACCGGGGTTGCAGGAGATTTCGGACGAGCTGGAACGGCTTTCCGGGCGCTACCAGACAAGGATGGAGGAATGGCTGGATGACCAATCTGCGATTTAAGGAATATGTTTTTCGCCATAATCCTGCCAGATTGAAGGTCAGCCGCTGCCAGAAGGTCAGTCGAAGCTGCTGCTACGGTGTGGGAGAGCATTTGCAGCTGCTGGGAAACGGACTGACGGTGGTGGAGGGAGAGGGCGAACTATTTGGAGTCGATGCGCTGGAGCAGTTTTGCGCTTTGCAGAAGCTGGCTGGACAGGGCGCAGGTCTGCTCAGCGGCGCAGGTCTTGAGCCGATGCAGGCGGTGCTGGAAGAGGTGGAGATGGTTGGAGTCGGCGGGCAGGAGCTGGTGGAGTATCGGGTCCGGTTTGTGGAAGAAAGGAAAGCAAAGGGATGGAGCTAAACGTTTTTGTGGAGCTGCTTGACGGCAGCCGCAAGCAAATCGGAGGAATGACCCTGTTCTCGTGGGTTTGTTCGGCAGATACGCCCGCAGACAGCCTGAAGGTGCGATGCTTGCAACAAATTGACGCAGAAATTGCCTGCATCGAGGTGCAGAGCGGCGGCAGAAGGCTGTTTCGAGGCTTTTGCGACCGCCAGAAAACCTTTGTTGACGGGACCGGATGCCACACCGAGCTTTGGGGACGGTCGGATGCAGCGGTGCTGATGGACAACGAAGCCATCCCGCAGGAGTACAGCCGGGTAACCTTGCAGGAGCTGTTTGAAAAACACATCAAGCCCTATGGATTTCAAAACGACCTGCCGCAAGCAGCGACGTTGAACTACTTTCGGGTCGGCAAGGGAGTCAGCGAGTGGGAGGCTTTTTCAGACGGCTGTATCCAGGCGCTGGGACAGCAGCCGTTTGTGCATCTGTCGAGGGTGAGTGCAAGGCTGCCGGGGAAGCAAAGCCATCTGGT